ACTGGTTTAAAAGCTAGTGTAAATGCTTACACATTACCTGGTGCTGGTTCTATTGTTGATCCAACTATCTACGATTTACTTGTAAAAGTATCTGAGCAAATCACTTCTGCTGGAGGTGCTAAATATATGCCTGACTTTGCTGTAATGAATATTGTTGACATCAACCGTATGAAATTATCTAAGGATGCAAACCAAAACTATATTTTACCTCCATTTGTAAGCCGTGACGGTTCTCAAGTAGCTGGTATCGTAGTTATTGAATCAAACATTATCACAGCTAACACTATGGTAGTAGGTGATAGACGTTTTGCTCGTATCTATGAATTAGGTGGTATCGTATTATCTAAAGGAATGGTTAACGCTCAGTTTACTGAAGATGAGTTAACATTGAAAGCTCGTAAACGTTTAGCGTTCTTAATCAGAGCAGCAGATAAAGGCGGTTTCAGAAAGGTAACTGATATTGATGCAGCTTTAGCAGCTATCGCAATCGTTTAAGTTTAATTAGCCCTCACTTAATTGTGGGGGCTTAATATAAAAAATATGGCAAAGAAAGAAAAAACAAAACATTACAGAATGATATTATTACTTGAAGATTTTGGTAATAATAAAGCTGGAGAAATTTTAAGATTTGAAACAACTTTAGCGGCTCGTTTAATTGATCGTAAAGTAGCTGTTTTAGAATCTAAAAAAGATGAAGTAGTTAATATTGATGAGCCGAAAGTAAAAGAAGTTAAAGTTAAACAACCAAAAGAAAAAAAGAAATAATGAAAAAAGTATTATCAATCGTTTGTTTATTCCTTTTAGTAGGATATTCAAATGCTCAAATAGTAACGGTAATGACTAAGTCGGCTGTAACCATGACAAATAGCACGGCTGTAACAGCAACGTTACAAACAAATGCAGTAGCTGAAAACATCTCTATCCAAGCGGTTGTAACTAAATCGACTGGAACGGTAGCAGGAACGGTAGCAGTAAGTGCAAGTTTAGACGGTACAAATTATGTAGCGTTACCAGTAGCAACAAGTACACTAGCTTTAACAGATGTCGCTACTAATACTGGTATATTCAATTACACTAATAACAATTACTTGTATTATAAGTTAACATTTACTGGTACTGGAACAATGGTTGCTACACCTAGCGCATCTGTTTTCTCAAGCGGATTAAGTAATAAGCACGTTGTAAGTAATATGTTAAGTCCTTATAGTGCAATTAGCGACACTACTACTAATACAGCTACGAGTTATGTAACATTGCCAGTATCTAATTGGTATAATACAGTAACGATTCAATCTGTAGTAACTAAAATTAGTGGAACTACTGCTGGAACGGTAACATTACAAGGCTCTATTGACGGTACAAACTTCGTAACGGTTAATTCAAGTTATGCGGATGTTACTAGTTATTCACCTACCGATGTTGCAACAAGTTCAAAATTATTTGTAGTTACTGGTTCACCTTATCGTTATTACAGATTATCCTATACTGGAGCTGGTACAATGTCGGCATCTCATAGAGGTTATGTATTACCGAATAAGAAGTAATTAAACATATTGCGGGTTAGAGAAGTGGTATCTCGTTTGACTCATTATCAAAAGTTCGGCTGTTCGATTCAGTCACCCGCTACAAAGATTAAATAAATGAGTAAAATAGTTAAAACAACTGATTTTGTTGGTAAGTACAGTATAAGTCAGAATAGTTTTAATACTACTGATTTAGAAGCGTTCATTGATAAGTATGAGAAAGTATATTTACGTGACTTACTAGGTTTAGTGTTAGGTGATTTACTTTATGCCGATATAGCTGGTAGTACATATTTACCACCAGTAACAGCACGTTACGCCGTTATTTTTAATGCAATAGCTCAAGAGATTAACGGATTTGATGTGGTTAGTAACGGTATAAAGGAAATGCTTTTAGGCTTTATTTATTTTGAGTTTGTTAAAACACAATCAGTACACAATACAACTACTGGAAACGTTATAGCAGAAAATGAAGTTAGTGTTCAAGCAGACTGGAATAGTACAGAAGTTTATAACAACTACAACGAAGCTATAAACAGCTACAGAGCTATTCAAATTTATATTAATGAGAATAGTTCTACTTATCCAGAATATAACGGTAAAATGAAAGTAAAAGCACATTGGAGTATCTAAAATGAACGGACAACAAACATACGATAAGTTAGTACCAATCTTTAATATGATGGATAAGTCAGTTACTTGTCAATCTGTTACTGATAATGGTAATAGTACTTATACATTTGCTTGTAACCGTACAAGATGGGCTTGTAAAGGATATGATATAACTATTTTAGGTGTTGATTATACTATTACGGATGTTGTTTATAACACTTCAATAACTGTTAGTGGTGCAAGTTTGCCAAATGTTTTAACATTCGATTTGTACGCTGGTTTTTTTAAGCACGGTACACTTAGAGTAGTAGCTAGTGAATTAACAAAAGTCCCTAATTATAAGGATAAATTGCCTTTAGTATTTCTACACGAAGCCACTAATGAGAATGTAAATATGGATGTTATGAATCCAATTGAATTAGAATCAGATGTAAGGATATATTTTTTAACCGATTGTGATTTTAAGAACTGGAATCAAAGCGATGGCGATACAAAAGCAGTTGCACCTATGCGTAATTATTTGAACGAGTTTTTAAGATGCTTGTCTAATAATCAATGGGTAGCTGAATTAAAGAATGTTGGAACTGTTAGAAGTTATAATCACTTTGGTAATGTAGATGATAAAGGTGTTTTAAAAAACGCTTTAAACGACTTCTTGAGTGGTGTCGAATTAAGAATATCAATACCATTTTTAAGAGGTTGCGATTGTTGCACGGATAGCACTTTAGATACTCGACCAGCTCCTGGTTATGTAACTGACCCAGATGGAAATATTTTAGCTGTTTTATACAGTAACGAATATTACATAAGTACTGGTGGCGTTTGTGCTGGCGTAACAATAACAGATCAAGACGGAAATATACTTTCAACGGTTGCAAGTGGTGGTAACTACGATGTAACGGTACTTACAGAAATAAGGGATACAATAGACGGTAATACGTCTGAAATTATAGATAATTTAAATTAATAATAACAACTAAAAAAATAAAACAATGTCAAGTTTAGTATGCGACTGCGATGACGCAGGTTTAACAAACACGGGTGTGCCAAGTTGCATCCCAAAATTCGGGGTTACAAAGAAAATTATCATGGTTCCGTTAACGGCAAACGATGGGACTTTAAATAGTATTGACTTAACAGCAACTATTGACGCTGCTTATATCAATGCTAAAATTAACCATGCTGATAGCTCAAAACGTTGGTATCCTATTTCTGGTGATATTAAGAATGTAGCGAAAACTAAGTCAGAAAGTACTAAACAAACTTATGATGACGGTTCTATTTTCCCTATCCAAGCTGGTGTTTATTCATTTACTGGTATTTTCCCTAATGGGAATCAAGTATTTGCTGGTATCTTAAATTCATCTCGTTGCACTCAGTTTGGTATCTTTGAAATTGATGCAAACGGATCATTGAGAGGTTACACTAAAAACGAAGTAGATATTTTATATCCAACTCCAGTAAATAACAATACATGGGAGCCGATTTGGAACGATGTAAGTGATACTGTTTTAGAAAACACTACATTAAATTTCCAATTTGATAGCAATATGCAACCAGAGTACTTACAAATTTTGTCAAGTGCTGATATTACTGGTATTAGCTTATTAAATGTTGCTGGTTTAGTAGACGTTTTAAGCACAAATGTTTCTTGTTCTACAACTGTTTTAGTTATCAAGTTAAGAACTAAATACAACACTCCAGTAAAAGGATTAGTAATAGGTGACTTCTACGATGTTGCTGGTGGTGCTGCAAGTAAAGTTTACAACGTTACAGATTCGGCTGCATTAGCTTTAACATCGGTTGTTGAAAGTCCAAGTGGTACATATACTTTAACAATGACGGTAGCGCAAACGGTAGCCGATGTAATTAGAGTAACGCCAGTAAAAACTGGATTTGATTATACGGCTGTTATTGCAAATACAGCAACAGTAGCATAATTTTTAATTAATTACAAACTAAAAAGCCTACTCATTAAAACGTGGGTAGGCTTTTTTAATACATAATAAAATGAGTTTAATAACAGATACAGGTAAATTTACCAAACAACTTGATTTAGCGATGGGAACATCTGTAGCTTCTACGGCAACTGTAGACGTTGGAGCAACCGATGGAAACACGGTTATTGTTTTAGGTACTACAACAATAACAAGTTTAGGAACGTCACCACAAGCTGGAGTAACAAGAACATTAATTTTTGCAGACGCATTAATTTTAACACATAGTGCAAATTTAGTGTTATTTGGAGATGCAAATATTACAACCGTTTTAGGAGATAGAGCTGTATTTACAGCTACAAGTACTGGAATATGGGAAATGGTTGCATTCTTTAGAAAAAATGCTTATACCAACGGATTATTAAATGAGTTTGGAATAGCAGACGGTGCAATTGTAAAAGAAAAACTAGGAGATGCTTGTGTCGTGCCTAGTAAGCAAATGATTAGAGAGGTTATTAATATGGCTGATTCAGATAGTGCTTTAAGTTCATCACAAATGGTTTTAAAAGGCATTTTCATATCAAATAACACGTCTAACTGGCTTAGAACAGTCGCAACAGCTAGTAATATTATTGGACATTTGTATAGCTATCAAGTTGGTACAGCGTTTGATTTTACTGTAATAGCAAAACAAGCCTTTAATGATACTATAACAGCCAATACTGGCGTGACGTTAGTAGGTGACATGACGGTTAACAACGAATCAGCTGTATTTACTTGTGTAGTAGATTCACCAACAGCAGTAACAATTTATAGAAAATCTTAACATTATGATAAAATCAGGAAAAGCAAGCATTAACCCAATTGAATGGGTGGGTAAAACAAAAGAGGAGTTCTTTGCGGCTGTCAGAGGTCACTTAGCACACGATAAAAACGAAATTTGGGAACAAGTACAAAAAGCCATTCAAGAAAATGAGAGCATTAGAAGCACTAGCGAATCGGATAAAGGCAATAACAGTATTGGAGGTTCTAAAGCATCTAAGCGAAAATAAACAGTTTACAGATTTAATAATTGAGTTAAACACTCGAAAGCAATTATTTGATAAAGGTATTGATAGTACTGGTAGTCAATTGAGTGACGTAGGTGGTGAGTATTCACCTAATACAATTATGGGAACTCAAACCTATGCTGGTAAATTAGATAAAGGGCTACCAACTGATAGAATTACTTTATTTGATGAAGGTGATTTTTATAAATCATTTAGAGTTTATTATCAAAGTGGTAATTTTATAATAGATGCCAATACGATTAAAACTGATTATGATGGTGCAATAGATTTAATTGATAGATGGGGTGAAAATATTTTAGGATTAACAACCGAATCGTTATCTTTGCTAAGAGAAAAAGCAAAGGAAATTATTATACCTTATGTACGCAAAAAAATACTAACTAGATAATGGCACTAAAATCAATAGCTTGTTTAACAGATACCAGAGCATCGGTTTCACAATTCGTTAAATTACGAATGAATAAAGGGGACTGGGCGATTACTTGCGATGACAGTTTAGTTACCGCTGGCAGTCCAACATTTACATTATTAGTTTGTGCATTTGATGGCGAAGAGGCTCAATTTAGAGTATTATCAGACTTAACAAACGATAGACCGTTAAACGAAGTTGTAAGTGGTGAAAACTTTAAGTTCGCTTATTTAGGATTAAAATACACTCCTAATGGAGGCATGGGCGATGTACAATTTTATTTAAACCAATGAAACTATACAACGACATATCTGATTTTCCTATTTTCAACTGGTTTAAGTGCATAGACACTAAAGATTATAGTTGGTGCATGGTTGAACGTAAAGAGTGTAACAAAGCCCAATTAAATGAATGTGAATTAGCTTTTAGTGATATGTACTCTCAGTACTTAGACACGTTTGGAGTAAGTGATGAGTTACAAGCTATTTTAAGAATACAAAACCAAATCACTATACATAAGATTGACTATGTTTTAACTGGTGACGCTACTCATGAAGTGTTTATTGACATTAAAGAGATTGAATTAGCTAAATTAATGGAGGTTAAAGAGGTGAAAGGTAACAGCGCAAAGGTAGCAATCGAAAAGTATTTAGGATTTAGAATAAATGAAAAGGAAGTATCTGTAAAAGAATACTACGAATATATTAACGTTTTAAAAGCACAAAATGGCAGAGAAACCGATTAAACCAGAAGAGATAATAGACCCGAAATTTCTGGTTGACGCTATCATTAAAGCTAATGAATTTCTTGCGATTAATAAAGAGTTAACAGGTGTTTTAAGTGAAAATTTAAAGATTTCTAAAGATGCTTTGGCTAGTAAAAACACGGCTAATAATTCTAAGGAATTAAAAGAACAAGCTGCTTTAACTAATCAAATAAATAAAGAGTTAAAAGATTTAGAAACTCTTAAAAAATCGGCAGCGCTAACAGAAGCGGCATTAGCAAAAGCTAGAATTGAAAATGATAGAGCATTAAGCCAGCAATTAAAAACAGAAGCTGAGTTTGAAAAGGCATTAAAAAAAGAAGCTCAAGGGGTTCAGCAAATTACTTCTACTTACGATAATTTAAGAAAAAAATACAACGATTTATCAAGGGCTCAAATTGAACTTGCGGTTAGGGGGCGTGAAAATGGAAAAGTATTTAAGGGAATAAAAGCAGAAGCGGATTCTTTAAGAGCTACGTTAGATAAAGCAGAACAGGGAGCCGGACGTTTTCAAAGAAATGTAGGTAATTATGCGCAGGGTTTCAATCAATTAGGTAATTCAGTTAATCAATTAACTAGAGAATTACCAGCATTTGCGGTTTCTGCTCAAACTGGATTTTTAGCAATTTCAAATAACTTACCAATATTTTTCGACCAGTTAGAACGTATTAAAAAAGAAAATACGGCTTTAGCAGCAGAAGGCAAAAAAACAACAAGCGCATTAACACAAGTTGCAGGCGCTGTTTTTTCATTCGGTTCAATATTATCAATTGGAGTAACTTTACTTACTGTTTACGGCGCAAAATTAATAGAGGCTACAATTGCAATGTTTAATTCGACAAGTGCTTATGAGTTGAATACAGAGGCTATTGAATTAAATAACACGGCCATTGAAAACTCTATAAAAAATCAAGAAGAGTTAATTGCTTTACGTGAAAAAAACTATGTTCAAACATTAAATGATACTGGGAAAATTACGGATGTTGAAAAGAAATTTATTGAGGCGTTAGAAGATTTTGATAAGCGTAAAATTGAGATAGAAAAAAGAAGAGTTAAAGATAATTTTGCAATTGCAGAAGCTCAATTGAGAGCAGGCGATAAAGAAGTTGAAATAGTACGTAAAACAGAGGGTGACAAAATTAGAATTTTAAATAAATCTACTGGCGAATTTATTAAGCTAAATAAAGATGGTACAAGGGTTGTTTTAGATAACGTTCGTTCTTATGGAGAAAATAACGTATCATTAAATGAAAAATTAGTAACTAAAAATATTGATTTAAGAAACAAACAATATGAACGTGAACTAAGAGATTTAGAGTTATTTTATGATTCAACTGTAAAAGCTATTTCTTCTGGCGAAGGTAAAGCGGCTAAAATTAAATCTTCAAGAACTGTAAGATTAAAAGAAGAGATTGATTTACGTGATAAAATACGTCAATTAGCAATTGATGATGAGAAAGACGAAAAACAAAGAGAATTAGAACAAGTTAAATTTGATAGCGAACGTGCAAAACGTGAGATTGATAAATTAAAAATAGATGAAAATTTAAAAGGACAAGCTCGTATTGATGCACAAAAAAGATTAGATGCACAAAGAATATCTTTACAAATTGCTTTAGATAAAGACAGATTCAATAAAGAGGCTGAGATAGAAGCTAAGTTTAGAAAAGAAACTGATGATGCTATTAATGAAGATGCTAAAAAAACATTTGAAGCTAGACAAAAAATATCAGAAGATAATGCGAATTTTGAAATACAGCAATTACAAAAACAATATAACGAAAAAGTAAAATTTATTGATGCTTTTTCGTTACAAGAAATAAACAATATAGAGCGTCAAGCCTCTGCTAAAAAAGTAGCTTTAATAAAATCAAATGCAGATGAAAAGGCGGCATTAACAGAAAATCAAATTGAAAAGGCAGCTATTATAAATGAAGCTAATATTGCTATTGAAAAAGAAACGCAAGACTCTCAAGCTAAAATAGCCGCTAATAGAAAAACAGTATTAAACCAAGCGTTACAATTCGAGCAACAATTATTGGATGCAATTGCTAAAGGTTCTGCTGAACAATCAAGAATAAGACAAGAATCATTTGATAAACAAATTTCTGATGCTGATAAAAATATTGAAACACAAAAGCGTTTAGCTGAAAAAGGATTACAAAACACTTTAGCAGAAGAAGAGGCTAATAAGGTAAAATTAGAACGTCAAAAGCAAGAAGAAAAAGAACGAGAAATTAAACGTCAAAAAGCATTAGCTTTCTTTAAATTATTTGCTAGTTATGCTGAAAAAGACCCAAACACAGCTTTAACAAAAGCACTACGTGACACTGTTTTAGCTGAGGCAGTTAGCGCAGCCTTTATTGAAGGTACGGAAAACGTAGGAAAAGACAAACAATTTGCTAAGAATAAATTTAGTAACGGCACAGATGGATATGTGGCACGTTTTGACGGTGACGAGCGTATTTTAAACCCAGAGCAAAATAAAAAGATTGGCAATTTATCGAATGAAGCATTAGCGGACTTAGCTTATCAATCTCGCATGGGCTTGTTAGATACCGCTAAATATGCAGTAGTTCAAAGTACTGACTTCGCTACTAAAATAAATGATAGCGCATTATTGCAACAAAATGCCTTATTAATCAAAGAATTAAAAGATGTTAAGCAAGCAATTAATGATAAGCCAGTACCAAATTTCGCCATGAATCAATACCATGAATTTGTATTAACCACTATCGAAAATGGTTTTATCAAAAATAGAACATTTAAAAATAGAAAATCAAGAATTTGCTAATATGCCTACACAAATTGACTTTTATCTAAACGAATCAAAACTAAATACGCCTCCAGCAAATTGGCAGGATATAAGTATTGAGATGAATTACGACCCCGAAAGACCAGAAGGTGTTAGGGCTATTGACGTAACTGATTTTGAATTTGTTGGAGAAAGTGCCGAAATTATAAATACAATTAGAGTAAACGGTTTAACTAGTGGCGTTGGTGTGTTCGAGGGTATTCCTTTTAGGATAGAAGTATTACGTGACGGTGTTTTAGAGATTCCATTTGATGGATATTTAGATGCCAGCGAAAACCCAATTTTTTCATCTAATAGAATAACACTAAAGGCAGTATCGTCTAACTCGGTAGATTCTTTAAACGATAAATTCGATAGCTTTACTTTTAGGCATTTATTTGAAGATGTTGGATTAATAACAACAAGTGATTTCACATGGGTTCCGTATATAATAAATTCAGTGCCTAATTACTTAGAGGCGACAACAGCTACAATTGGCGTGTACGTGATGGCTAAAGAAATTAGAGATGCTGTTCAAAGAATACTAGAATTTATACCAGAATTACCATTGTACTATGTTTTCTCAACTTACATTAAATTAATTCTTTATATTATATACCTTATTTTCTTGGTTATAGCACTAATTAAGCTAGTTAAGCAAGTTATTCTATTACTTATACAGCCAGTTAAATATCACGCTGCTATGTCGGTTAAAGCTCATTTTGAAAAGGCATCTGCTTATTTGGGATATAATTTTTATAGCGATATTTTTGAAACCGATCCGTTTAAAGATTCTTATATTATTCCTGAGAAATTTTACAATCCAGTTAATGCAAAAGAAAAACAAATATTAGGATTTACAGAGCCTTCAATATCTCAGCGTGGTTATTATAAAGGAACTTTTGGCGATTTAATCCGTGAGGCCAAGAAGATATGGAACGCTAAATTGATAATTGATGGCGATACATTAAAATTAGTTAGAGTCGATTATAGAGGTGCATCAAGTCAATATACATTACCAGCCTTAACAAATAATTACGACCTTAGAACTGCTGCTTTTCAATTAAATACTGATGAGTTTAACAGTAACACATTGCTTTCATTCCTTACTGATAGTGTTGACAAAAACACAATGCAGGATTATTTAGGCACTAGCTACCAAGTAATTATACAACCAAACCGAGTTAATAACCAATCAATGGTATTAATGAAGGGTTTAAATGAGGTTCGCATAGGCTTTGCATTAGCCAAAACAAAAACAGAATTAACAGTGCCAGAGAAAATATTTGAGGCTTTTTTAAAGGTATTTGATGTTATTGCAGGGGTTTTAGTTACTACCGTTAACGCTATTATTACAGCTTTAAATGTTGTTATAGCTGCTGTTAATGATGTTTTGAAAAAACTTGCAACCATAGGAATTAAATTAAACTTTCAGTTACCGTTAATTCCAACTGTTGATATGCCAGACTTTAGCAATAAAACAAAGAATAGGCTTGGAATGCTGAAAATAGAAACTGATGTTATAAGTGTTAATAAAATCTGTTTATTAAAAGTTGGTAGTGATCCTATTTATAATAAAATACACCCAGCAAACGATTTAGCATTTAGCGCACGCTATTTATGGGAAAATTTCCACATAGTTAGCTCTTTTGTTCCAAGCGGTCAAAATCAAAATGGGGCGCAATATTTTAAATACTCATTCGATAACGTTCCATTTACTTTTGAGGATTATTTGAAAGTTAAAAATAATAGTAGTATATTTACAGAGTCAGGGAGCGAAGCGTTAGTAGATAGTTTAAAATGGAATTATCAAAGACAAACAGCTAGTATTAAAATAAGAATAAACCAATTGTACACTAATAATTTTAAAATATTTTATTCAGAGCCAGATGGAAGATAAGGATATGTCAGCATTTGTAAATGGAATAACATCTAATTTAGATGGGCTTCTTGGCATTTTAGATAAAACAATGACACAAGCTACAAAAAATATCACGCCAGCTCAAGCACAAGAAATGCAAAAAGCGTGGAAAGATTATAAGATTGACGATAAGTTACAAGAAATAAAGCGCGAAACATTTGCTATAAAAAATGAATTTGATATAAAATAATGGCAGTAGAATTAACTAATATATCATTTACTAAAACAATTGACGGAACTCCAGTTAATTGGTTATTAGCTAATTTGGACGACGATATTACTATTGAACATAGTATTACTTGTAGAACATTTGCTATTAATTCTAGTGATGCTCCGTGGGTTATGAATAATGATAACGGATTTATAGATACCGTTATTGGCACTTCTGTTTGGATTACTGGCGGTGATTTTAGTAAATTTAATGTGGGTGATATTGTATTGATTGGTAATTATCCAGGTTCCGGTACATTTGTTCAATACGCTATAATTATTACTAAACAAGGTAACTCGGCTATTGAGTTAGATTGGGATCCAGTAGGATGGGGAAGTAATACAATGGGTACTGATGACGTTTTCAGTATCGCTAGGCCCATAACAGCATTATCTTATAAATGGAATTTTATTAAGAACAGCGAGGCTGTTAACTTCTTTTCAAAAATAGATGGTAGCGTACAATGTGCTACAATTACTGGTCTTAATCCAGCTGGTGGGGGAACTAATAAACCTATGCAGTTTTTAGGACAAAAACCTTATCAGATTGGCAGCATCGAAGTTGATGAAGTTGGTTTAGATAATGATGTTAATAACAGCCCTATTTATGCTTCTAAATTTAAAATAAGACACAAAACAAAATTAGTAAATATAGTAACGGCTGATACTCTGGCAGATTTTCAAGCTGGAATAGCGCCAGAAGAATTTTTTAATTTAGAGTGTTTAAAGTCAGTTTTTAATTTCGAGGCTCGTTATGATTTATTAGACCCTAATAACCCACAAACATTACAAGTTGAAAGTATATTAGGTAATACTGGATGGATTAACGAAAAGTTTAATGCTAATCCAACTAATTACTCTATTGATAATTTACAATACGCTTATATTGCTTCTGGTGGTGTTGTAACGCCTATTTCTGGAGTAGAATTAAGTACCGTTAGAAAAACTAAATTTTCTTTTGATATTTTAAATACAACTGATAACCCGTTTGTAGCAGGACAAACAAAACTCGTATTAAATTTTAAAAAAGTTCCAGGTGATGCCGGTGAATATACAGCGAATACTAGAGATTATAAACATAATTTTTGCCACGAACAAGCTACATTAACTTGTCAAACTATTCCAACTGCAATAAATGGGGATAATTATACAGATTTAGCGGTTAAATCTTTACAAGGATTAAAGGCTTTTTATGTAAGTCCAAGTAAAATAACCGTTACTGGTAATTTTGAGTTTGATCAATTAGGTATTGATGTTTTTGAAGAAAGCGATATTCCAGCATATATATTTTTATGTTCAATTAAAAATCACTTATTAAATGGTGCAGTATCAGATGCAGTTACATTAAAAGTAGATGCAAACGAAATATACTACCAAACATTTTACCCAGATTTAATTGAGATGGATAGTAAGTTAATTCCGCATGATTGCGCTAACTATACTGACGCTTTTTTAGATAGGGATAAATTTACAGAAGATGAAATAGTAGCTTATACACACGTTCATTTAAATAGAGATCCTGCTGTTTATAGTGTTGAGTTTATAAAATACACTACCATATTAAAAATAGTAAATACTGTTAGTGGTGATGAGTTTACAGTTGAAACCAAGTCTATAAATTTACCTTCTAATCCAACACTATCAGTAAGTCCAATTTTTAACATATTACAAAATAGACCTTTTCACATTCCATTAACCGAAATCAGAAAGCCTATTGTGGCTAAAAATTTTGCAGGTCTTGATACTAATGATTATGATTTTGCCTATCCTTTTTTAAACAGATGGGAGTATTGGGTTTCTTTAGTTAATGCAAATGGTGCTTTCTATAACAATGCAGAACCAAACAACGGTCAAAACCATGATTGGCAGCATTACATTGGCAATGATTGGACTGCTAGATATGTGTTTGAATTAAACACTAAAATTAATGACGTACCGGCTACCTATTCTGACTTCTTAGATTTTAATATTTTTGATAGAAATTTAACTGGAGAAAATACAACTTGCGTTATTAATACATACGATCCGGATACGCTAACGCCTTTAGTTGATGGATTTGGCACTAAATATTTACTAGGATATAAAAATACGCTAGTTGAGGCCGAATTTACAAACCTAACTGATTATTTTACACTTGGAGGTGTTACTGTTGTATTGGGTATTGAAACAAAAGAGATAGGCGGTTATTACGGAAAACGTAGAATATCGACTAAATATAATCCTGACAGCGATACTTGGTTTATTCCTTTAGCTGGAGAAACTAAAGCAAAGTTAGAGTATATTAATACTTCTGTTTTTCCAATTGTTGACATGGGAAAAGTAAAGGTTAGCGCACTTGTTGACTTTAATCAATTAAATTTATCAGTTTCAGATTATAAAATTACAGCCAGACTTTATGGCGAGTTCGATACGCAAACTGGTGGCGGTATTCTTGAATATGGCCAGAATTATTTAGGAGATGAGAATTTTGGATTAATACCAGTTAATCCAATTGACGAAGATACATTAGTTTTAACGCCTGCTGTTTTAGATTGTTGTAGTGATTTAGTGTGGCGCGTATTAGCTGATTCGGCTAGTAGCGATCCATTAAAAAACGATACCACTAATTTAATTGAATGGTACGAAAAAACTGGCATAACGGATGCTAAAATATCAATGGTTAAATCAGATGGAACTAAAATTGATTTAACTGGATTAACAACTTATGGCACCCCTTATGATTTTGGTTTTGATATTATGCCAAACGTTAATGTAAATGGTAACGGTGAAAAAGCAGTTGGTTATAATATTGAATGGAAAAAAGTTTTAGCCACCGAGGGCGAAGGGGTTTATTCATTTGAATACGAAGCCACTACTTTATTTGGTGCAACATCAATAAAAAACACTCCTAGTTACTGTTTAAAACAATATACAGTTGAGCGTGCCGATGGTACTGTTAGAATTGAATATTACTTAAATGGTGTTATTGGTAAAACTGAAAACGATAAAAAAAGACGTGATTATTTACAATCTAATTGGTATAATATGCACCGTTTTGATGGGTATTTTTATTCAATAGGCGGTCAATATACAGAAGATGAAATTCAGTATCAAAGCGGCTTTATTCAAAATGTAGAAAACGGAATTACTCCAGAGTTTATGCTGAAATTAAAACCTATTCCAATGTTTAAGCATAATATTTTAATGTTGGATATTTTAATGGCAGATGATAGGTTTATAACTGACTATAACACAAAAAACGATGCTAATTATTTTCAAAAGTGCGTAAAAAGAAGTAGTAATTACGAACCAATTAAGCACCCTATGCAGCGTCAAGTTTCTGGAGTAGAAATTAAATTTAAACAAGCATACAATAATTTAAACAAATATAGAAGTTAATGGCAATAGTTAGAACTGGTTACGCAAATTTTGCAGCATTCCCACCGATTGGAGCTGTTGATATTATTTATGTTGACTTATCAAACGGCAACGAGTTCACTTGGGTTACAAATGCTTATGTAGCCTATACACCAACTTTAGTTGGGGTTAGTCTAGGTGATAAATCATCTGCATGGTTTACAGCTAATCCATCATTATTACTTGCAAAAGGTCAATTAGTGTTTTTAGACGATCAAAGTGGCATGTTTAAAAAAGGTGATGGCGTAACAGCTTTGAGTGCTTTATCTTTTTTAGGCGGAGGTGGATCACAATCCTTACAAGATGTTACCGATACAGGATCAACAACAACAAATGTTATTGAAGCTGCCGGAATAGTTACAGAGTCATTTTCGACGCCATTAGGATATGTAGGTATAACAGAACAAGGAATTACTGTTATTCAATCAGATGCTGCAACTCCTTTATTTGTTGCTGATAAAGATACAGATACGGTAAAATATAAAGAAAAGGAAATAGCGGTTATAGAAGCATCTCAAGCAACCGGAGTAGCATTAACTTTTTTAATTGATTCGTTTTACGGAACGGTTGGAACTCCTGAAACGGGTAATATAACTTTTGATTTAACCGACGCTAAACGAGGCGTTATGAATACAATAATACATAATTCAGGAACTGCACCAACATTAACAGGGGCTCACGAGTTAAATTGTAGCAGAGGATATTCAGTAGGTGTATTGAATTATATTTTTGTTTTTTTTGATGGTACAGATATTAATTACACAATTTTTCAAAGAGCGTAATGAGTTTAAGACGTATGGCAGCACAAATGATATGCAACGACGCAAACTATGTGAACGATTACGAGTCGCCTACATGGTCTTTTAACTCGTTTGATTTTGCAACAAATAACATATTTGCCGGAAATAGTACAATAAGCACCACGCTAAACAATGCTATTGTAGGAGCAAGCAAACAATTTACTTTGTCAATGTGGGTTAAAAGAAAAACGCCACTAGCGACTACTCAAATATTATTTTGTCGTGACAAATCAAGCGCTACAAGTGCTAGACAAATAATTGTATTTTTTAATACTTCTAATAAATTAGTTGTAACACTTTACACAAACTCTACTAATAACATAACATTCACTTCTACCGATTCTTTTGCAGATTCTCGTATATGGAATAATTTAGTTTTTGTTTACGATGGTACACAAGGAACTGTCACGAATAGAATAACGGTTTATAAAAATGGTTTTCCGTTAGCAGGAACAACCACTCAAACAGGAACTTTTACAACTATTAATAACATAACTTCGCCAAATGTTAACATAGGAGGTCGTTCAGATGCTGCTAACTTTTCAAGCACTAAAATAAATCAAATAGCTTTATTCAGTACAAATCTAAGTTCTGCAAATGTTCGCTTGTTACACAATAACCGTGTTCCATTTGACATTCGTACAAATGCGACATTAAACGCTAACTTAGTTATGTTTCTAAGTGCCGATACTTCTAGCGTATTTACCACTAATTGGGCGTGGACTGATTTAGTAGGTGGCGGTGTGTTTACTTCTAGTGGTATGGTAGTTGGCGACCTAGTTGCTGATGCTCCTGCATTAAAACAAATAAAGGTTAGATTAAAAAATGGTCAATCTAATATGGTTGGTCAAATTGCTATGTCTTTATTGGAAACTAAATATACTGGTGCTTTGGCGTGGTTACAAATATGGGATGCTACAACTAATAGTTTTGTCGATATTGATTCAAGTATTAATAATAACCAATACGATGACGCTGGAAATGATTATGGAATTGAATTTTACGAATCGGATAAAATAAATAAACACACTCAAAAAACTGAATACGTTTTAAAATATGCTGTTGGTGGTACGGCTTTAACGCCATTAACAACACCTAGTTGGTGTGTTCCAACGCTAGGTGTTCAACCTTCAGGAGGCGCTCAATGGCAAAGATTATACAATACTGAATTACCTGATTTACAGGATTGGGAACTAAACAATGGCTTTACTATCACGGGCATTGATTGGGATTGGGGACAAGGCGAAAAAGATAGTGGGGATTTAACTTGGGCTAACACTTACGAAACAAATGAAACTAATTTTTATTTATCAATTAGAGGTAGAATTGAAACGTTATTTTTTGTAACGCCACATTTTTACGATTGGTTGTTGTCAGCTAACCAAACACACCCAGACTATATTTACAAATCAACTATTAATACAGCCAAGACAAATTTACAAGCTGCTTATCCAAGCGATATTACACTAATTAATACAGATACTTGTCAGGTTGGCGTTGATTTAGCTCACTACGATAAGCAAGGAAATATAACTTTAGCAAACTTAAATTATAACGCAAAACTAGCAAACGGATTATAATGGCACAAACGGCAAACTTTTTTACACTAGAAAACACAGTTAAATTAACTGTATTATCAGCATTCTTTGTAGGAATTATAACATACTTAACAGATATTAAGCAGGATATTGCACTAATAAAACAAGCATCTATTTATGAAGTTAAGGGATTACAGGAACAAATAAACGAATTAAAAGATTGTTGTAATGACAAGCGTAATGAACGTAGAATAGTATTTAACGACCGTGCAGCT